AGAGTTGTAACTATAAACAAAAGCGTGGGTTGGTTTATCTTTGTCTAGCTTTACTCTTTTTTTGTATAACACGCAGCCGTCGGCGGCTTGGAAGTCCTTATAGCCACCAAGGTTGGTTTGTGAGGCTGCCGAAATATTAACGTCTGCTACTTGAACAAAAATCCTTTTATCACTAGCCGCGTCCGTTCTTAAATAAACTTCAATAGTATAATATTGATCCTTGCGTAGCTGATTGTCTGTTGGGAGAGTAAATTTAATACCCCCAGTTGAAGAGTTGTTGCCATGCGTAACCTCCAAAGACTTTAACCCCAAGCAAGACTCTGAGTGCGCTGCATGGTCCATTGCTGCTGTTATTTCGCTCACTATTTCTGCGGTGTGTGTGAGACTCTCGAAGTCCTCTTCTATGATTACGTCTGAATCAGCTGGTCTAGTGGATATAGTCAGTTTGGCGTCAGAGGGTTTAAATGTATAATTAGGGTCAAAGTATGGGTTTTGCCTTTCATAGTTTCCTGGAACCATGAACTTAGCGTCTTTACTAAAATTGTTTTGCTTCTTATATACTTCAGCTTTTTTCGTATCCAGCCAAGGTACGTATTGTCCAGAGGCACTATTTATATATATAGCATTATCAGCAACCCAAGCGGTATCAGCCTTCGGGAGATTACCAATGGATACGTCAAGGGTATATTGTGATAGATAACAGTTCTGAAAGACGACCATCCCCATCTTATCCGTGCCTCCATGCCCGAGCTCTCCATATCTTCCAGAGCTAATTAATCCTGGGATTTCGGATGGATCACGTATAGGCTCTCTGATGTCAGATTGGTTTTGATTAACTGCTAAATATATATTTTGCTGTCTGTCTCCGGAGTATACAAAATTACGAGTAAACTCTTTATTACTATAGAAGCTTGAGCCTATCGTCATCACATTGAAACCCATTTTGGTTTCATTATTGAGACCCTCCATAGAGTGACTAATTGTAACATTTATGTCAGGAGGTTGGGTGATGACATTATCATCGAAGCTGGATCGCCCTAAAACGCCCACGTCTTCACGAACAGTATTAAAGTCGTAAGATACGCTTTGGACTCTGTGGATTCTTTTTAAAACCTCTATTTCCTCACCGTTTTCCCCAGTGACAAGAGGGTAGTTTTTTTCGCCGCTAATTAACCCGAAGTATAGGTCTTGTACGTTGTATAGAACTCGGTTTTTTTGTGTTGTTTCTTCGCTCATACATAAACCATCTTACTTTTTGCTTGCGTATAGAATGCTTGCCAAGTAGTCGTCTATCTGATGTTCAGCTGCGATTTCCCTAATTTCGCTGATTCTCTTATGATTATGATCTACTGGATTTTTTATATATTTTTTAATGTTGTTGTCCCAGTCTTTCTCTTCCTCGTTGGCTATAATCAAACAGGCTATGTCTTCAGCTACCTGCTTTTGTTTAGCGCTAAGTCTTTTGATTTTATGCTCTTTTCTTAAAGTGGCCTCAACAGCCTTGAATAACTTATTGGCTGAAGTCATATTTTCGGTCACCCTACTAAGGCTAAAGCTTGCGTATCTAGATTTTTCACCATCTCCTATGGGTGATTTGTTACTTTGGTCCTGAGGCGTTCCTGCAGGCCTACCAGATTCTCCTCCTGGTTTTTTCGCTCCTCCTGGTAAGTTGGGAGGATTCTTTGCCGCTTCCTTAGCTTTCTCTCGAGACATCTTTTCCTGAGACTTAATGGTTTCTTTTTGGAGCTCCATCTGGCCTTGGTGCTGTCTGTCAGCAAGCTCTTTTTGAGTTTCGGGACCACCCATGATAGGCTCGAAAAGCCCATTGTCTCTGTGGACCTTAAACTCTTTTTGAGATTCAAGTGAATCCTCAGCGGTGGGCAGTCTACCCGTTTCGATAGCTTCGATTCCTTCTTCTGCAGTGAGTACGCCAATCTCAACAAGTCTATTATAAATACGAAGTAGATTAGTATCGTCTTTAAGAGAGATTCTGTCAAAGTAGGGCGTAGGATAAGATTTAAAGCCCAACTCTTTTGCTACCCTCTTCATCTCCGGAATTAGAAAGTCGTTCAAGAAGGCTTCGTGTCCTTGGCTTAGTCGAGCAACAAATAACTCAACCTTTGCGTTCTGATTTGCAAACTTGCTTTCTCCAACTAAAATATTATTAAGGCCAATCTGAATATCTCTATCGACGACCTCATACTTCCTTGGGTCTAGTAGCGCTGAAATATTAGGGACTACAAACTCAGCTTTAGTCGTATAATCGGCAATCAAAACCCTACCCACAGACTCGTTAGCAAAAAGAGACTGCATAGCTTGAAGATTTTTTTGGTTTACTCCGCCCTTATCTGGCTCCGCGCCCATAGTGACGAGTAATATGGCCTGCTGCATTGTGCGGGATATAGCCATGTCCATTTTTTTAAGCTCGGCTTTCCAGTTTATGTCTTCTAGCACTGGAAAACCCATTGGTACGGCAAAAGGCTCGTAATCCTGCTTCTTGTAAAATACGGCTGAAATTTTATCTTTATCCAGCTCAAGCATCACTGTTGATGTTCCTTTCTTTTTGATTAGCTCTCGAGCTGACTTATCTAAGTTCTGCAGGATTTGTTTGTCCTCTTCAGTCTTGGGATTCTTTAGTCTTGCTAGTTCATAATCCGATAAAACTTTATAGTAGGTTCCGGTGTGAAAAGCTGCTGAACCACCCAGTTGAATATCAGCTGGATTCAAAATGATATATTTAGCTGGAAGATTTACTTTTTTACTTTCCGCAGCTCCGTAAACTTGAGTAACCTTTAGGGCATCTTCGGTGGCTAATTTAGCATCGAATCTATGCATGAACACATTACCCGATCTATAATACTCTCTAAAAAATCTATCTTGAAGAGACCAAATATTAATCTTATTAAAAAACGCCTCAAAGAAGGCTCTAGACTTTTTGTTTCCTCCTCGGAAATAAATATTGTTTACGGAGAACTCGGTCATCAAATCGACGATATTTCTAAATGTAGAAAAATTATAATATGCTTTCTGACACAAGATGACAGCGTCCCTCACGTCCACATTAGACTTATTGCTTACCCCTGGAGAGTACTTATAAGGAACTAGGCCATCGCTGATATTTTTGTATTTGTCGCTTCTATCAATTGTAGCCGCTACATTTCGCCGAGACCTTGTGGCCGTAGCCTTACCAGCCGAAGTCGTGCTTGCTATTGATTCTCCAGCCATAAGCGGCACAACCTCTTCTTCTACCTTCTTTTTTACCCTTTTACCTTGCATAACAAAATTCAACTTATTTTACACGTTATCCAACCATTTGAGGAATAAATGTTGCCCCTTGCTCTAAGGGTTCAGCCATTATATCATGATAACTCTTAAGACCCCAATTCCCCAACATTAATGCTGTATAGTTGTCTTTTCTGGCCCTATTTACCGTTGTGTCGCGTTTTAAATGCTGCGGAAGGTCAAACGTCTGCGTGCCCTTTGCGGTCGCTGTAACCTCAATTAAGGCGCATTGTTTCTTTACTTGATAAATTAGGTTATCTTGATTTTCTATAGCGTCAAGTATAGTTTCACCCTTCTGGAACTTGAGCTTGATAGCCTGATTGGAGGCTCTCTGAAAAGCGTCTGGGTTAGGGGACAGCCTAGAGCCAAACCAGATTTTCTTATGATCTATAAAAGCCTGAAGGTATTCGTTTGCGTTTCGGATGAAATTAGTTGAGAAAACTTGCTTGAAACAAATTGCTCCCAGCTTTTTGTTGTACTGCCTTCTCGCTTTGCGCAGCATTTTCTCATAATCAAGACCCTCTTTATCACTATTGAAGTCGAAGAACTTTATTTGTTTATTTTTGAACGCTTCATTTTCGTTACAAGCATCTATGAATTGATAACCAGCATTATCAATAATAATCATTTCAATATTAAATGAATCAGTTAAGTAGTCAAGATACACTATATGATCTTTCAGGTCTCCGCCTGCTACAGCATAATTGTGTACTACAGTCGCTCCATATCCTTCCTCGTCCATCTCCAGAACTATCATAGCAAAATAGTCTGAAGTGGGGCTGTTACTAAAACTCGGGTCGATACCAACTACATATTTTTTATCACTGTCCCCCTTTAGTTTAACTGTAGGATTCGTTCCATCAGGGACCGTGCATTCATGCATTTTCCTAGCGCTGAAATAACTGTCGCTCCCATCAGTAAATTGAGCGCAGTACTCTCGCTGAAAACTTGAATGACTTTGTCCGCCGCTTTGAGCTTCCTCAATGATGGTTGGGTCAATCATTTCTTCGGGCAGGGATTCGTAACCCATTTGAGAAATAAAATAATCCGCGTTACCCCCTTCATCTGAGTATATGTTTTGCACCCACTCTCTGTATTGCCTATATAAGTTTTCGAAAGTATAGCTAGCAGAAGAAAGAGCAATCATTTTAGAGGTGTTTTCGAATACTATTCGGTCTTCCTCTTTCATATGGCCGTCTTTAATTAGCTTGTCTTCCATTTCTCTAATCTCTAATCTCTCTTTAATATTTTGGGGAGCTACCAAAAACGGCATAAGCACTGTTGAAATGATGTCTTCTGGCAGCAGAAGGTATTCGTCAAGTACTAGTACGTTGGCGCGGAAACCACGAATCTTTTCGCCGTTGAGTGGAATTGCGGTGATAGAGCCTCCATTGATTTGCCATTCGAATTGATCGTTTCTTTTTACTTTAGCTCCAAAACACTGAGCTAAGAGGTCGGCCCCTTTAGAGTCAACTAAATTTTCCAGATGATTAAAAATAAAACGAGCAGTACGAAATGTGGGGCCCGCTATAAGTATCTTAGTTCGTGGCTCAAATATGCACTGCAAAAAACAGAACACGGAAGCAATAAAAGTTTTACCGCAACCACGGCCCCACACGCACATGGAAAAGTTTCGATTCATCATGCCTTTAAGGGTAATTTCTTGATAGGGCGCTAATTTAATACCAGACACGAGCTCCGTAGTAAACCCTAAGTTGGCCCTTAGAAACTTAGCCAAGGAAATTTTTGTGTCTTTATCAGAGAGCTCCCCCTTTAGCTTAAGGAATTCATCATTAAGGTTTTCAAAGTTCCCTTTGTATTTGTCTGGGCAGTACCACATTATAATTTCTTTGTATCGTAGGCTAGTTGTAAGTCAATTTTTTTAAAGATGCACCCCGAGGTGAATATCGTGTCAATTACTCTAGAGGCTTCCTTTCTGCCCTTAACGAATAGAAATTGAATGTAAGGATACTCTTGAATTAATTGTCTTACATTATGAAATATATATTCTGGGGTAGCCCTCGTTCCCTTCTTGTAAACATGGGGCAGATAATTAAAGCTCATGCAGTTGCTAAGGGTTTCCTCAACTAAAACGACCAAGTGCGCGTCGGCGTCCCCAGCTCTTTCTATCTCTCTGCAGAACCTACCGTATCCTCCACTAAGCGTTCCAATGAAGTCTCCCACAGACTTCCTCTCTATATAACAGCGACAGGATTTGTCATCGTCACTAAAAGCGTAGTCTCCAAATTTTAAGGTTTTAACTTCGGTGGGCCTGTCAAATTTAAGGGGCATCTTCTCCCTCGTGTCAATATAAATTTTATAACTTGGGTCTTTATATTCAGAACCAACTATAACCTCTTTAGAAGTAATAAACTTAGATTCAAACCCCAATGTTTCACAGTAACTATAATAATCGCCAAATAATTCATTATAATAATGGATGGGCGGGCTTAGTATAGAGCGTAACTCGACTTGGGTGGGGGCATACTTTAAGCTTTTTTTTTCTTTGCGTTTTAGTAGCAGCTCTTCACAGTACGCCTTTGCCTCTTCCTTGGGGGACTCCTTTAGCCACTTCTTAAGTGTGATGCGGGAGTTAAAGTCGCTGCTTAAATATTGCTCTTTGTTTTTGTATTTTATAATAGATTTGTCGTACTTGTCGCGCCGAGGGTAGTAGGTTTGATAGTATTCTACGACACGAATCTTATGCGCCTTGATGTGCGCGTGAAGTTGCCTATCAGAGCTAAACTCTTTGTTGCAAATGTTGCAATTAACCATTTAACACCTCATCTTCGCTTATGCCCATTATGCGGGCTTTTATATCATCCATGGAAGATAGTTTGTTAATCTCTTCCTTGACAGCCTTCTTTCTGGTTTCTGCAATTTTAATAAGCTTCTTTCGGGATTCTTCGTCCTTCCACATCTCAACAAGACTTAATACGCTTGCGTTTGCTTTGATTTGATTTTTTAGTCTATCACTACGTTTTTCTTTTAAGCTCTCTAGGAGCTTGTTTTGCCTTCCCACGCATTGGTTGTACTCTGTCTGCGCCGCGCTAATAGCTTGAACCAAACCCATAGCTACCCTTCTTCCCTCTGAGTCTTCAGCGGTAGTATCGAGCAACTCTTGAAGCCTTTCTGACCGAGCCTGAATAGAGGAGCCAATAACAACTTCCGTAGCGAGGACTATATATTGATCGACTTCCTCTTGTGTTAAATCTGCTTTGTTGTAGGTGTATCGAACAAAAGAGCTTTCAAATAAAACTCTATCTGAATTAATAGTATAAGTATTAACTTGATGAACAAATCTATAAGTATTAATGTACCCCATTAAGGCGCTAATTTCTTTTCTTTGTCTTGATGTTATTTTTTTCTTGTCTATCTTATCGTAAATGTACCTATTAACTAAGAGCAGACTTTTGTCAAATGTTTTTGGCGGGGCGTATTCCCCCTCTGGGACTTCGCTCGGAGTTTGCAGTACGATGTTTGGGTCTAGGGTTTGAATGTGATCACGAACAATCCTTGCTTCGATATGCAGGTTTGTTATGCTTTCGTTTTCGAATATGATTCGCGCCATATGCACTTCAGACATTAGGTTAGCGTTGTTGGCTATATATTCTTTCTGCTCCTCGGTAAGCTGTGGTTCGTCTTTGGGTTGATAAACGTGCGCTCCTAGGGGCTGTATATTAAGCGTGGCGAGGTAGCTCTTCAACTCCCTAGCTTCTTTACTCCGACCGTCAATGTCATCTCTCTCTGGGTAGGCGGCTTTAATTAGCTCCATCAAAGAAGGTGGATTTTCCTCCCCTCTTTCGTTCCATAGGTTTAGAGCATTTAAGTGTCTTTCCTCTGTTGTCAATTCAGGCATCATTAAAATATATCAACTTCTCCCTTGTTAAGCAAGTTTTTTACTTTGACAATTATACTTTTTTTAATGTTTTTAATTTGCTTATAACCAGGTTGTCTATTTTTTTCTGTGGTTTTGTAGCCCATTTTTTTAGCTACCTCTTCCTCTTGCAAGAAATCAATATATAAGTATTTATAAACCAACCATTCATTAGCTTTTAAAATAGCTTTCATTTTCTTGTGCAGTCTTTCAGCAGCCACCTCTACATCACAATTGTCCGAGGGTATAGAGTGGATTTCTTTAGAGTGATTCTCTAGGGATAAGGGAAGCTTGGCGTCATGCGCTCTTTTTTTTGTTTTTTCCCACTGAGCGTATAAGGGGCAGGCGCTGCATTGTTTTTGGTATATCGTACACAAGTCAGTACCTTCTGCGGCGGCACACCTTAAGCATGGTCTAGTAAAATTTCCATAATTGTTTCTAATAAGATTTTTAATTTGATTGGTGATTATGCGGTTTATCCACGGGGGGAGAGGTTTGGTCGGATCGTAAAGGTGCCACTTTTTATAGATATGAACCCTCAGTATTTGAGATACATCATCGAAATCCATCCATGCAAGAGCAGTAAGGTTCCACTTATTCTTCCTCTTGTTGATTTCGAAGTTTATAGTCTCAATACAGTCTTCAAACTTTAGCTTCTTTTTTCTGGGCATAGTTAATTAGGCGATTGCCTATTTGTCCCAGCTTCTTTTCGGAAGTCGTCCAAAAACCGCTTATCTTGAGCTGCTTGAGCTTTTTTACTCAGCTTCTTGCCCTTGGGAGCAGTGGGTCTACTAATGGACAAATCTTCGGCTTGCTCCGGCGTAATTCCAGCCGCTAACTCAGCCGTTGCCATTAGAGATTCAAAACTAACCCCTTGAGCTTTATTTTGTTCAATTTCGACCTGTAACCCATCTAAGCTGGGGATGTCAACATCTTGCTCGTCTTCATTGTCTTGGGGTTCTTCCATCTGCGGTGTCCGCTTTGGCTGAGTAGTTGCAGCGACCGATCCCATCTGTTTTCCGCAATTTTGGCAAAAGTTCGGCTTTTTGCTTGCGTAAGAATTGGGGTGCCCGCAGTCTGAGCAATATATTTTCATAATTATTATATTTTTAGGGAGAAAGTTGTCTAATTTAATATAGTCGTGTAATTATAGATACACATGA